ATTGGATAGTAAAACTCATGACAAATCCACTTGAAGCAATGGAAGATTTATTTGGAGGTGTCGCGAATGTTGGAAAATGGATTTTTGATATGGCACTTAAACCATTATGGGATTGGTTTAAAGGTATGTTCCCCAACCTAGCAGCATTCATTGAACCATTGTGGGGGATGATAGGGGGGCTAGGGACATGGATATACGACAATGCACTTAAACCTTTATGGAATTGGTTTAAAGACCTGTTCGATTTTTCCAGTTTCGGCGCCGGCCTTATTTCTGCAGCAAAAGTATTATTCCTTCCCTTTGTAGCTCTCATGGATTTAGTTGGTGGTATATGGGATTGGTTTATGGGATTGTTTGGTTGGGATAATATGAAAATAACAGATGATGGCCAAACCGTGAGTCAAAAACTTGGTGATTTGCTTTTAGGTGTATGGGATTGGTTCTTAGGGTTGTTTGGATTTGGGGCGGGACATTCAGCAGAAATGCCATCATCCGATGGTCAAACTGTACTAGGCAAACTTTTGGGATTAGTAACAGGAATATGGGAATGGTTTAAAGGATTGTTCGACTTTTCTACTGTTGGCAAAGCATTTGCTTCTGTACTAAATGTGATCTTTATGCCTCTCAACATTCTTTTGGGATTAGTCACGGGTATCTGGAATTGGTTTGGTGAATTATTTGGTTTTGATATGTCAGACACCACTGCGGCTGGAGCAGAAACTAAGCCTGGTGGAATAGGTGGAATATTATTAGGATTAGTCGATGGTATTTGGGACTGGTTCAAAAGCCTCTTTGACTTTTCTACTGTTGGCAAAGCATTTGCTTCTGTACTAAATGTGATTTTCTTGCCTTATAATATTCTCTTAGGATTAGTCACGGGTATCTGGAATTGGTTTGGCGAACTATTTGGTTTCGATATGTCAGACACCAAATCGGCTGAGGGACAAACTAAACCGGGCGGAATAGGCGGAATAATATTAGGATTAGTAACAGGAATATGGGATTGGTTCAAGGGATTTTTTGATTTCTCCAGTTGGGGTGCCGGTCTTGCGTCTGCTGCAAAATTAATATTTCTTCCCCTTACTGCTCTCTTGAGTTTAATAACAGGTGTATGGGATTGGTTCAAAGGATTTTTTACATGGACTGACGGGCCCGTTAGTGTCGATTCTGTAACAACCATTTTAGCTAATCTATTGGTTGGAGCGTGGTCATTCATCAAGGGATTATTCGGTTTCTCATCACCTGAAGAAGACGCAGACACAGCAAAGGGTGTAGGAGGATTTCTTAAAGATTTAGTAGATGGAGTATGGGCATACTTTAAGAAACTATTTCAGTTTGGTAGTATTGGTGATGTAATGAAGTCCTATTTCAATCTTCTTACCTTCTTCCCTAACATTATAAAAGATGCTATTGCTGGTGTTACTTCTTGGTTATTAGGACTATTTGGTTTTGATGAAGCAGCAAAGACAGTTGCCAATGCCCAGAACTTTAGTCTTGCTGATATGTTGTTTAATGCGATAGAGGATATCTGGAACTTTTTTAAAGAATTACTCAACATGGATATAATGGATATAGCCAAAATGATTCCTGGCGCATCAACTTTATTGGGATGGATGGGGATTGGTGGTAAAAAAGAAGCTTCAAAAGAAAAGACTGAATTAGATAAAGCAAAAGCTCCAACAACACATCTTGAAGCAGATCAAGCTGCAGCAGCTGCAGATATGAAGATGCCAGATATATTAGGCGGTATTGATTGGTCCCAGTTTGATTTTGGTACTTGGTTTATGGGCAAACTTAATTTAAATCTAGGCCAAAAAATTAAAGGAATGATGATGAATGTTATGGGAATGCAAGAAGGAGGAATTGTAGGAATGTCATCTTTCGCACCAGGTACTATAGGAGATGCTTTCGGTTTGGAATCCGGTGGGTTGTTTACTCTGAGTAAGGGGGAATTTGTATTAGATAATCAAGCCGCTGCAATGTTCTTACAAGCGGCTCAACTTTTATCTGGTTCCAATCAAGGACAAGAATTAATAGAAGGACAAAGAATAGGAAATATGTTGGCAGGAACTACGATAGCTCCGACTATAGTAAATAGTAGTTCTGTAGTTAATGCACCTTCTACTTCATCTATGGTGCTTCCAACTGCAGATCCAAATCCTTATAATACGGACTTTCAACCAGAATCTAGGTTAATGCCATCCTAATGTTTATAATGCCCATCTGAAAGATAGTAGATAAGGGCGTCAATCAAATCAGGATCACCCCAAGATGATGCCGCCCATATTACTAATATACAACAGAATAAAAATCCAAATAAAGTAGATTGTTTATTTTCCGACATTAATTGCCTTCGGCGAGTTTTGAGAAGTAGGAATACTCTTCTGATGTGTCAGTTTCAGCGGTTGCTGAAGCTGCTGCAGCTTGTGTAGGAGTGAAACTTTTCCCACCGTCAAAAGGAACATCATCCTTTTCGGCAGTTCCAGTTGTAATCCCCAGAACACGATCCAACTTTTCCTTCAGTTCCGGATAGGTCTTGAAGTTCTTTGGATCAGTAAACTCTGACAAGGGATGTTCGGTTTTCCAGATTTCTTCCATTTTAGTATCATCATCATTCAAAGGAGTAGTAGCTTCAAATTCTGACTTATCGTAATTCGAAAAACCATCGATTTTACGGATTTTCAGTTTGAAGTTTGCACCTTCCCACAGGTCAAATGGATTGCAGGGAGTTTCATCTTCAAATTCTGGATTCATTTGATCATTAAGTTTGTCCCAGATTTTCTTTCCATACTTGTACAGGCGAACCTGTCCTTCGTTCTGAGGATTTGTGGGGTCCTTAATGACAAGAACATTAGAGACATAGGTAAGTCTCCGTTTCTGTTTTCGAGCAATTTCCTTATTTGCTTCAATTCCAGAATTCCAAAGTTGTGTGTTGTATTCACTCACGGGGTCTTTCTGACCAAGTGTGGTCAAAGAGTTTTCGATATACCATCCACCGGGTCCTTGAAATCCATGATTCCATGAACGTGCCCATGGCAGGTCTTCACCTTCTGGTGCTGGCAGAAAACGAACTAATGCCATACCGTTACCAGACTTGTCCAATTCTGGACGCCAGAAACGATCATCATCACCTTGATGTCCTGATTTTTGGTTTATCTTTTGAGTTTCTTTTAGGAGGGTTTGGAGTTTATCTCCACGTTTTTTCTTCATATCTGCGAACGACATATTTTTCCTTTCGTATATTTCGTATTGCGTTGTATTATTTGTATTGCGATTTATATTGATTTATTAAACGACATATCCACTTAAATCTTCATGTATATAACTATATTATAACATACTTTCCCGATTTGTCAAGCCCCTAGATCGGTAGTTTTGAGGTTTTCTGAATAAGGTTAAGTTCTTCTGCTTCTTCTTGTATGTGTTGTTTAAGTTTACCGCCAACCATTGAACCAGCGGTTTCGGGTTCTAACTTATTATCTTCACAATAATAAATAACTGCATCGATGTAAGTCATCTTTGTTCGTTGCACCAATTCTTCTATATTCTCCATAAATCTCATAGAGTTGTTCATTTTAATACTCGCCATTATAACGGTGCACCATTTGCATTCAGAGTTTCTAACTCCTTATGTTCTGGATCATCTTTCTCTTTGAACCAGTAATCCGTGGTCTTCGTTAAGATGGCAACGTATGTTCCTATCAGAATATTAATTATGTCCCTGTAAGTATCATTAACTAATTCGCCATAAAATAGCACATAAAGTAAAACGAAAAATACAAAAAATATAACACCACTTAAAAAGAATCTGGCGATAAAGTTCCATCGTTTACGTTTCTCGATTGCTGATGTTTGGTCTTCTAAGGTTTTATCATTCATTATGCTTCTCCATTAAATTTCAATTTTACTCCAATGCCTTTTAGCTTCTCTATGTAATGCCCACCATCCCATTCCATTTCCTGGATTATGATATGTGTCTCCGACTTCCTCAAATATAAACGGTCTACCATTCACATAAGAAGTATAGATTGGGGAGTCATATCCCATCTTACCTTTGCTGAAAATATCTGTTTTGTGGTAACCTAAGAAGCTGTTCTTGCAATGATTAGTTCCAATCAGATGTGCTTTTGATTTGTTTTGAATAGCACCCTTTGGAACATACAGGATACTGTCCTGTTCAAACTCTTCCCCCCATTTCTTCATATCCTTTTCTAAATTGCCACCATCTTCTAGGTCAACAATAAAATAACTGATCTCTTTAGCTTCTTTACCACCTTCAGGATATTTACCTTTTAGGGTAGTTGCTCCATATCCTTTTGATTTTATCTTTGCTAACAAGGATTTATTACGTTTTTTATTATCGGCCTTTGTATACTTCTCACCCTCACCACAATCCGCAGATGTACGGAACGCTGTCATAGCACCACAATCATGTTTTTCGTTGTGACTCCATAGTCTAGATAGACTTGATTCTTGTAGGTATTCTTTAAATTCTTTTGCCATTATTCTTTTTAACTATGTTCTTGATATTTAACTCCATCTCGTTCTTCAAGGAGTACTCTATTTTTCATATGTTCTGCTTCAATTTCCTCTTTACTTCCACCATGATATCCAACAGCATATCCAGCTTCACACATCCATTTGTTTACATTGGTCCAGCCTGAAAAGCTTTCTCCATCTGCGGTACAATTAAT